GCTGGCGGGGCTATTAAAGGTCAAGGTTGCATTATGAATAATAGAAAACGATAATGGCTGAAGAAGGTTTAAAAAAATGGTTTTCACGCAATAAAGGCAAAGGTTGGATAGACTGTAAAACTGGCAAACCATGTGGTAGAAAGTCAGCTACAAAATCTAAAAGACCATACCCTGCATGTAGACCAACAAAGGCTCAATGCAATGCAGCGGCTAAAAAGAAAAAAGGACCAGATAGAATTAGCTGGCAAAAAAAGTCCACAGGAGGACCTATGAGTAAAAAATTTGGTATGGATGATGGTGTTCAAACTTCTTATGAAAAGAAAAGAGGTGATGCTATAGAAAGAGCTATGTCTAAGCAAAATAGAATCAAGAAATCTAATGGTGGGTTTATTGCTAAAGGATGTGGTAAAGTAATGAACAATAAAAGAAAGGTAACAACCATAAGTTAGGAGTAAATATGCCAGAAAAACAAAAAAAAGATCCAAAAATTCAAGCAAGACTTGATGCAAAAGTTAGACCAGACGAGCCTGTATCAGAAGATCGTATTTATTTAAATATGCCTAAGAAAAAAGCTCCTGCAAAGAAAAAAACAATTAAAAAAGGTAAATAATTATGGGTAAAAATTCAAAAGGCGGAAGCAGAATGTATAAAGCCAAAGGCAGAGATGTTAAATCCAAAGGTGGAGCTAAAATGTATAAATCCACAGGTGGAGGCATTAAATCCAAAGGCGCAAGCATGATGAAAAAATCTAAAGGCAGTTCAGCAATGAAAATGTCTAAAGGTGGCTCAGTAATAGCAGGAAATGCTAATAGAAGAAGAGCAAATATCTAGTTAGTGGCATACTTATACAGTAATATACCCCATTTTAAATGTTGGGTAAGGAGAGAGTATACCCATAACCATGAGAAATATCATGGTGAATTTATACATGCTATGGCTATCGGCGTTACAACTATGCCAAATCGTTGTTTAAGTTTTCATGTAATTTTTACTGGTGAAGAATCAAATTGCGAAGATTGGGATGAAGGCAATATACATGGGGGTGCTATGTGGGCCAGAATGCCAATTACAGGCTTGGTTGCAGACACATTAGTTGATGATTTTGCAAAACCTATGCCTGTTCATGATGCTCAACCCTGGGATTGTTCATCACATCATAATTCAGTATATGTAATGAATAGAGCAACGCCTTGTCCTTGGTTAGCAAAGATAGATGGTAAGATTTTTCCAGCAAAATATTATTTTACGGTTGATTATGTTGAAAGCGAAATAGCAGATGACCCAGCTCAACATAAAAGTAGTCATGTTTTAGAGCTTCTAGACGCTGGTGAGTGGACAGGAAATATAGTAGCACTACCAAACAATAGAGTTAGAGCAACACACCCTGCCTGGTTCGTTACAGGAGAAGGTGCGCCCGATTTCAAACCATCTCAACATATACATTATTCTAAATCTGATTTAGACTATACCTTAGATGTAAATAGGGTTTTTGATAACTTATACAACGAAGATTAATGGCAACATCAAACAGTACAAATTTTGAACCAAACGTAACAGAGTTTATTGAAGAAGCTTACGAGCGCTGTGGTCTTGAATTAAGAACAGGGTATGATCTAAAAACTGCAATAAGAAGTGTTAATTTAATGCTTGCAGAATGGGCTAACCGAGGCCTAAATCAATGGACAATAGAGCAAGACACTCAAACGGTTACTCAAGGAACAGCTGAATACACTTTAAATTCTAATGTAATAGATATTTTAGACGTTGTAGTTAGGAGAACGGTTAATAATGTTCAAACTGACATTTCTATCAGTAGAGTTGGTAGATCTGCATACTTAAATATACCAAACAAAGAAACTCAAGCTAGACCGTCTCAATACTTTTTAGACAAAACAATCTCTCCTGTTTTAAAAGTATGGCCAACCCCAGAAAATTCTACCGATATTTTGGTATTTAATAAAATTATTAGAATGGATGATGCAGATACTGCAATTAATACTATGGATATGCCTTTTAGATTTTATCCTTGTTTTGTTGCAGGCTTATCTTATTATTTATCTTTAAAAAAAGCTCCACAATTAACTCCTCAGTTAAAAGCTTTATATGAAGAAGAATTTAGAAGAGCTGCCGATCAAGATGAAGATAGAGCCTCTTTTAAAATACGACCAAGTATTAGGATGAATTAAAATGGCATATGCGCTTGGTAAATTTGCTATAGCACTATGCGATAGATGTTCTTTTGAATTTAAGCTTAGTGAATTAAAAGAAGAGTGGACAGGTTTTAAAGTTTGTTCTGAATGTTATGAACCAAAACATCCTCAATTAGAACCAGAACCACATGTTTCAGATCCTGAAGCTTTATATAAACCAAGACCAAATAACGATACAGAAGCTGGCGAAGGTTTTGTGGTAGTTACTAGTTCTAGTATTTTTCAAGATGATTTTATGAATCCTTCTACGTTACCAACAAACTTTGTAATTTCCAAAATGACATCATCACTAGGAAGCGTTACAATTATTACATCATGACATTAGCCGAATTAAAAACTTTAATACAAAATTATGTACAAAATAGTGAGACTACTTTTGTTTCAACTTTAGATGATTTTATAATAAATGCTGAAGAAAGAATTTTTGAGTTAATACAATTAGATTTTTTTAGAAAAAATGTGACTGGTAATTTAACAACTGGAAATACATATCTTACAGCTCCATCAGATTTTCAATTAAGTTTTTCTTTGGCTGTTATTGATGGAAATGGAGACTATCACTATTTAGATAAAAAACACACAAGTTTTATGCGAGAATATTCTCCAGATCCAACGGCTACCTCAGAAAGAGGCAGGCCTTTGTATTACGCAGATTTTGATAAAGAACTTTCTACAGGGTCTAATAATGGATCTACTCTTATTGTAGCTCCTGTTCCAGATCAAGATTACAATGTCGAGCTTCATTATCTGTATGATCCTAGCAGTTTAACAAGTCAAACATCTGGTACATGGATTTCGCAAAATGCAAGAAACGCTTTGTTATATGGATGTTTGGTTGAGGCCTACACTTTTATGAAGGGTGATGCTGATATGATGAATCTTTATGAAAAAAGATTTAATTTAGAAATTTTAAGATTGAAGAACCAAGCAGAGGCTAGAGGAAGAAGAGACGAATATCGTTACGATTCTTTGCGAACTTCTGTTTCGTAAAAAAAGGAGAGAAAATGAAAAAAATTAAAAGCCTTAAAGGTAAAACTGTAGCTATTGTGGGTATGGGAAAAAGTTGGTTTGATTACAACTTGGCAAAATCTCATGGTACTCATTTTGATGAAGTGTGGGCTATTAACGCAGTAGCATCTGTAATTTACCACGATAGGGTATTTATGATGGATCCAGCATCTAGGTTTTTGGATACAGATGATGCGGGTGGTCAAACCGATAGTATGGCTAAATTACTAACAGAGCATAAAGGACCTATTTATACTTGTGAATTAGATGATCGTTGTCCAGGTCTTAAAAGTTACCCAATTAAAGAAATAGTAGAACAAACAAGTTGTTTTTATTTAAATAATACGGTTGCCTATGCAATAGCTTTTGCTTATTGGAATGAAGTAGCTAATTTAAAGTTATTTGGTATAGATTTTTCTTACAAAGGTAATTTGCATTTTGCAGAAGCAGGAAGAGCTTGTTGCGAATTTTGGTTATCAAAATGTGTATCTCAAGGCATACAAGTAGAAGTAGCTGCTAGTAGCGGTTTATTAGATACAGACGTACCAGCAGAACAAAAACTATACGGTTATCATAGGCTTGCAGATCCTTTGGTAGTGTTACAAAACGAAGATTCTGTACAAGTAAAAAAATTAAGTGATTTAGATATAAAAAAAGTTCATCAAGAACCTGTAATGATCGACAAGCATGACAGTCACCTTAAAAAAAATAAAGTAGGAGAACCTAACAAATGGTAATGAGTTATAAAGCTGGCCCAGAGCTAGGAGTAATAGAAGTTCATACAACAAACGAAGGCGGCCATCCGCCTGAGTTTTGGGCAAAACTTTGTATTGATAGAATTATTCAAACAAGTGAAGATGCTCCTGAACAAATACAAGAGCAAGTTAAAACTTACAAAGACAACATTACAAAAGTTATTGAACAATATATGCAAAATGCTATAAAATCTGATAGGATTACAATTAATAATAAATTAGATAAAGAAGGTTTAACTCAAGCTTCTGATTTAATTAGGAAACTATAATTATGGCAATTACATCAACACTTACAACAAGTTTTAAAGTAGAGCTTTTAAAAGGCAATCACGATTTTGATACTGGAGCTGATACTTTTAAACTGGCTTTGTATACTTCATCAGCAACTTTAGGAGCTACCACTACTTCGTTTACTACTACAGGTCAAGCATCTGGTACTAACTACACATCTGGTGGAGCTAACTTAACAAATGTAACTCCAGTAAGTTCTGGAACAACAGCTTTTACAGACTTTGCTGATTTAACTTTTGGTACAGCTACCATTACAGCTAGAGGTTGCATGATTTACAACTCAAGCGATTCAAATAAATCAGTAGCAACAATTGA